ATGAACCTATTAGGGAACTCTTGAATAGTTCGATATTTCCCTCCATCATCCGTGATTATCTGTTTAAACAAGATATTTTCATTTGAAGCACTCGGCGCTCTATTATCATAAGCATAAGCAGTGCCAATATTAATTGGCATATCTGTGTATATAATTGGAGTTGAACTTACTAATATTTCCATTATGTAAGCATCACCACTCCACGCAGGAAGAGGGTTGTCAAGAAAAATATCACATTGCAACATCTTATGAGACATATTATCTTTAAGATTAATTTGTTTCTGAAGTATACCGAACCCATTAGAATCTAAATCAACGACTCCCATTTCGATTGATTCCCTTATTTCATGAACTGGCATTATTTTTTTCCCCCTTTCTGAAGTTTACGATATGCTTTACCCATTGCTTTTAGATTGAGTAAACCCTTCTTTTTTCCGCTTTTGAATTTAATTTGGTTTGCTTTTTTACCAGCATAAATATTCCATTTAGACCTTTTACGCTTAGCTTTAGATGTGGAAGCTTGCACATCAACAGCTTTAGAGATATCCATATTTTCTGTCATATCGAGAACATTGCCCCCAGTAGGTACCAGAGTTTCGCCTGCTTTAATGTAAATCTTAAATGAATAATCTTGCAACCCTCCACCTTTCCATTCAAATGCTGGAACCGCTATACAATCAATTGGAAAAACGGTCGTTTCATCGCCTATAATCAACCCAGTAATAGCACCGGCACCGGCACCAATGGGGCCAGCAATGCTACCACCTAAAGCACCTAAAGCAACGGCTGATTTAACCTTCGATTCAGCACTTTCTGTTTTACTTCTAGCCAATTGACTCACCTCAGAGGTCAGTCGCTTGGGCTAGCATTTCCTTTAGTTCATCTTTTGTGACTTTAACGGGTTCGGCAATAAGCATAACATCAAGTTCAAGTGTAGTATCTCGATACGATAAACACTGATTTGTTGCAATTCCTACCAATACATCAGAGACAACAACATAACCCTCTGGGTGAAGGTCGGGTGTGCCTAATTGATAATATTCAACGGTCGTATCGACCGGAGTATCAAAACCAGTAGGCATTGAACTAAAGGTGGTAAATTCAGCATTAAAAAACAGATTCGGTGAACCTATACCAGTATCAACGGCGCTCTCATACGCTGTTGTCGTTCCTATAATTTTCATGGTGCCCAAAATAACATTCCCCGGCGTAAAATTTGAACCGACTAGGTTCATGTTAAACACGCCCGTTTCTGCTTGATTTGGGTCTCTAACTTGAATTCTCATTTCTTTTATCGCTAATCCTTGATTATTTACTACTGAAACATAGTCACTCAAATCCACTCTTCCATAAACCACATCTAAATCACCAGAAGCATCTAGTGTAAATTGTAATCTGTCTCTTAAAATTAGGTCGTTCTTTCCTCTCGCCATAACCTATCATGAAAGGAAGAAGTTTATTATAATACTGTAAACACTAATCTTGAACATCTGTGCTAAAATGCGGATGAAATGAGGCGAAGTCTCATGAATCTGTATCAAAATTAACTCTAAATAGAATTAATAATGAAATATACTATATACTCAGCCGTCTTCAGAGTATCATGGCGAAACAATACGGCTATCACATTAAGCATGGAAATAGATATTCAACCGGAAACACATTGACAGATAGAGAAGCAAAAACTGTCTTTGGTTGTCTTCATAAAATCGTTAAAATTGCAAACAAAAAAGGCACTTATGTGGGTCAAAAGCACTCTCTTTATACTGCTTCTGAAGAAATGATTAATGCCATTGTAGGGGCAGGCCGTGAGTATCTTTTAGAACATGGCGCGGATAGTAGGCCAGCAATTCATCGTGAATGCTTTAAGTGTGGCACAAAAGTAAATTTTATGGATTCATGCACATCATGTGTTGGAGGGAATAAAAAATGAAGTGTTTCAATTGTGGCAGATTAAAAATGAGGACAATTTATCCTGAAGGATATGTTCAGAAAGTTTGTGATACATGTAATTACAAATCCTATCCTGTAAAAATACCAGAATCAATAAAGAGGGTTCAAGAATGAAAATATTATCAAAACTTAGTCAAACATGCGAAAAGTGTGAAGAAAGACATGCAAAATATATTATTCAAATTAATATCAATGAACATGTATATTATACAGAATGTTGGTGTAGAATTTGTACATGGGAGGAATAAAACAATGGGTCGAAGAAGAGTAAAAGAAAAACATATTCCAATGTCACTTTCTATTCCCTATCGTTTGCTCCAGAGGCTTGATTCGGAACTAGGTTATCAACAATCACGTTCAAAGTGGGTGCAAGGGGCAATAAGAGCAAAACTTGAGCATGAATTTGATATGGGTTCAATATCTTCAATCCGTCTTCTAGTAATGTTAAGAAATCGAAATATCCTTAACGATGAAACCTTTAGAGTATTGAAGCAAGTTGTGGAAACTGAAGAATAACTAAAGCATAAAGTAATTTTTCACACCATGCTATTTTTTCGTTTTGTATTTTATCGATTGCTTTCATATGATTCCCTCAGCTGGTGATGTGCAAGCTTGCACATCTAAAGCTATAATGTCAAAACGTTTCCATTATCAGCGTGTTTGATTGGAGGCCATTGTTCTCTTATCGCCCCAGATTCAACGCCCTTAAACAATTCTAAACGAACCCATGAGGGAATAGCACCATCAGCCGTGTTAGGTTTACCAAATGCTTCCAAGTTTGGCACCATTTCTCTGGCGTCTCTCGCCATTCGACGTAAGCGAGCCGGAGTGTTAGTGTTCTGAGGTTCCTGTGAATCCGTATTGACAAAAAAGTTTGCTAAATTAGAGCCTGATATCATTAATTCGGGTCTAACTCCTCCATATTTCCACATCGGGAAAGCTTGCCCCACATTTCGCGCTGGAGGTATAAAGCGCCCATTTCGCATTACTGCTCCCACTTGAGAGACATGGTCTTCACGGATGACGCCCATACCATATGTGACTAAAGAAACCTTTTTTGATTCAACAGCACAATACATAGTGATTGCAGGATTATAGAATTGTATATCTGGGTCGCTTCCACTATGAAACAACACCGTCAAATATAGTTTAGGCATATACCAAGTAAAAGTAGGTCTTGCACTAATGAACCTATTAGGGAACTCTTGAATAGTTCGATATTTCCCTCCATCATCCGTGATTATCTGTTTAAACAAGATATTTTCATTTGAAGCACTCGGCGCTCTATTATCATAAGCA